GGCTCTTTAGGACGTTCTTGACCGTGGCAAAGAATCCACCGTCAGAACCGGCTGCACCAAGGTGAGCCACCGTGTTGAATCCCTTGTCCATGTAGCCACGTGCAGAAGGACCAACAACAACGCCTTGTCCGCCACGAGACTCCACATTGAGACCTGCCAGGGTTCCGGCCATGTGGCCTACCCCTGAGCCTCCATAGTTCTTGGTAGAACCGATGGTGAACTGACCAGGACCACTCTCGAAGTTTCCCCATGGGAAGTTGCCGGTAGCACCCACACGGCTGTACGGGCTGCGACCCAAAATGACGTTTGTGATTGCTGACATGAATCCTGAACAGTCGAAACCGTTAGGACCAACACCACCCCAAACGTATGGGTCTCCTACCTGAGACCTTGCAAACGCCTGTGCGCGTGCAATTTGGTCATCGGTCAACGCTCCACCGTTAGCAAATGCTGGTGGGTCAAAGGTCTTGCCCATGCCCTTCTTCAAGAGCCACTGACGGAATGCCTGAATGACTCCGTGTCCACCGGCAGCCTTGACTTCCTTAGCCGTCAAGACATGCTCACCGTTGGAGAGCCATGCAGGAATGCTGTCAGACGTTGCAGAGCCTGCACCGAATACAGCACCACCAGTTGCAAAGCGTCCAGCAGAACCAAGCCTTGTGTCTCCACCGCTCTTGCTTGAAGCACCAAGCAAGCCCAACGGAGGAACATCGTCAACACCTGGAAGAGCGTTGATTACCTTACGGATACCGTCGTTATAGACCGTGCCAATCAAGAAGTTGATAGGCGTTAGGAAGATGCCCTGGAGCTTGTCCCAGATTCCCTTTACCTTATCGACTCCCTTACTGATAGCCGGGGCTACCGTGTTTGTAATGAAGCCACCCAAAGCATTAAGAACCGGCTTGATTACCTTGGTCCACTGGTCACTGAAGTATCCGCCGATTGCACCAAAGACTGGCTTAACAATCTTGTCGTAGAGCCAGCTAATAGCCGGACCAACGACGTTGCGGATGACCCATGAGAAGAACTGGAACATTGGGTAAATGAGTCTGTCCCAGACTCCCTTGATGATGTTTCCAATCAAGGTGAAGTACGGAACTACGATTGTCTTAGCGAACCATGTCACTGCTGGTCCAAGCACGGCTGTGAAGAACCATGACAGGGCTGAGAAGACAGGCTGGATTACCTTCGTCCAGGCAAATGAGATTGCCGTCTGAATGCCTGACCAAACTGACAATACGACCTTACGGAAGCCCTCGAAATTGGTCCAGGCGTACACAATGGCTGCAACAAGTGCTGCGATTCCGAGTACGACCCATGTAATTGGAGAAGCCAGCAAGGCTGAGTTCCAGAGCCACTGTGCAGCAGCTACGAGACCAACGCCGGTTGCCAGAATTCCAAGTGTGACGGCAAATGCTGTGATTACCGGCTTGTTTGCACTGAACCAAGTCCCTACAGGACCAAGGATTGGTGCAAGAGCAGTGCCGAGAACGTTTGTGACCTTGCCGAGAGCAGGCAATAGCTGCCCACCAATAGCCTCAATCGTTCCCTGCTTGATGCCACGGAAGAATGATGTGAACTGGCTTGAGGCATTGCCATAAGCCGTCTGACCAGCCTTAGCCGTAGAGTCAGCAAACTTGCCCATCTCAATGCTTGGCTTGGATAGGTCAATGCTGAATAGAGCCTTACCCAAGTCCTCTGCCTGAGTTCCAAACAGAGCTACAGCAGCCTGTGATTGCTTTGCTGGGTCTTTGATTGCTCGCAGCTTGTCAAGAACCAAGTCAGTTGCCTTGGCAGCACCAGGGCCACCCTTAGCAATCGTCTCGGTCATCTTTGCTGCATCGAGACCAATAGCCTTGAATCCGGCAGCCGTCGTCTTGGAGCCGTCAACAGCACGAATGCTGAACTCCTTGAAAGCGTCGGCAACCAAGTCACCGTCACGAGCACCACCCTGCAAGCCCTGACTGATAATGTCCGTCATCTGCTTGCCGTCAATTCCGAGCTTACGGAACTGAGTGGAATACTCATTGATGGTGTCCAAGAAGTCTTCTGACTTGTCAGCACCGTTCTGGAATCCCGTGGTGATGATGTCGAATGCTTCTGTGGCGTTCTTTGCCAATCCGGTCTTTAGAAGCTGACCAGCAGCACGAGTTACCCCGTTCACGTCCTGGTCAAAGACATCCGCAACCGTGGCTGCCTTGGTGGCAATACCTCCGAGAGCGTCACGAGACGCATTGGCAAGCCCTGGAATGTTGCTCAGAACGGACTTTACGGTGTCTGACATGTCCTGTACGGACTCACCAAAACCACCCTTGTAAAGGTCTCCTGCAACCTTTCCGGCTGTGTCTGCCTGCTGCTGATTTAGTCCCAGCTTGGCAGCGAGCTTGTCAGAGGCAACACCTTGCCCAAGCACGCTTGAGAAGGATGACGCCAATGCAGCACCGGCAGCAGCACCAGCAGCAGCCATACCGGCTGCCAGAGAGCCTGAGAGCTTCTTAGAGCCCTTTTCAGCCTCGTCTGAGAAGTCCTGTCCGGCCTTCTTTCCGGACTGCTTAGCGGACTCTGAGCCCTTCTTGAAGGTGTCCTTGATTTGGTCCTTGATGGACTTGGTTTCACCCTCAACGCCGTCAGCAAATTCCTTACCGGCAGCCTTTCCCTCAGAACCGGCCGCCTTCGTGCCTTCCTTCAGTGCTGACTTGATAGCCGTGGCACCTTCGGAAGCACCGGACTTCATGCCATTAGCAAGAGATGTGCCCATTGACTTAGCGGCAGCATCAGTCATCTTCTGACCGGTCTTTAGCTCTCCCTTGATGCCCTCAGCGAGCTTGTCGAGAGAAGGCAGAATGGAGAGATACGCGGTTCCGACTTCGATAGCCATTCGGAACCTCCTTTATTCAGTATTTTTGTTCGCCAGTTCCAAGAACTGACCTCCCAAGAACTCAGCCATTTGGTTAAGTGGGATTGGCTTGCTACCAATCTTCTTGACCCCGCTATCCACACCGGGTCTTGGTACTGGTCTTGGCTTGTGATGCTTCTTGCCACCGGCCTTAAGCCAATTGGCAATGTTCTGTGCATCAAGTTGTGCAGCCTGCAAGTGAAGTTCTGGCGTCCAATACCAGGTGTCTGGATTGCGAGCCTTGTTCAACGCAGAAAAGTGGGGTGAGTTCTGAACGATTGCCAGCAACTCACCCCACGTAAATTCATCTGAACCGAGTTTGCGCAGTTGAAACCCCATTTGCAGGCAGTCATATCTAATTGCGCTCTCGTGCTCATCCAAGAGCTCTACCAGAGCGAGGACTTCTGTCAGAGTCGCTTCTGATGCCTTCTTAACGGCATCGTTGACCATCTCTCGTCCCACTGGAACATAGGTGTTGTCCCAAATGGCAAAGGACTCCTCATCAAGAAGAGCCCTCATCAAATCGTCTTCGTCAGGTTTTGTTCTTAGATAGCCGAGAGACAGAGCGTCTTCCCGGATGGTGAGCATTCATCATCAGCCCTCAAGTGCAGATGAGAGAGCCTTGTTCATGTCCTTTGAGAACTCCTTGAACTCGTCCTGAGTCATAGCGTCGATAGCTTCAAGAGCCTCGTCACCGGCAAGTTCCTCAATGATTGTGAATGCCAAATCAAGTTCGTCACGGCGACGGTTTGCACGGAGCCACTTTGGGGTTGCAATAACCGCAAATGCGCTCTCAAAGGTGTAGGTCTCGCCGTTGTACTCGAAAGAATATAGTTCGCCAGCAGGCTTCTTGTGGTCCTGTGGCTGCTTTGGTGTAGCCATGTTGTGTATTTCTCCTAAGTGTGTGGTATTTGTTTGAGCCCACCCCTACAGACTTGCTATAAGGGTGGGTCTCAGTTGCTAATCCGCCGTAAATCAGGCAGAGAATACGCCGTCATCAATGAACTTGATGGAGTTAGCGTTAAGTGTTGCATCCTTGAATGCCTCAATGGTGACCTGGTAACCGATAACGTCAGTGTCGTTGTATGTAACGTCACCAACCTCAATTACCTGACCCTTTGGCACATAAATGCGGATACGAGCGTCATCGTCCTTGACCTCAAAGACGTAAGACTTCTGTGGAAGCTTGTCACCGTTGATTAGAACGGTGCGTAGTGTTCCAGCGGTTGCCGTAGCAGCGGTAACGGTAACGTTGTCGTCTCCGTAGACAGCCTTGAGAACGTCAGTGTTTAGAGTCTCAAGGAACGTGAACTGGTAAGTGACGGAGAAGTCAGACTGAACGACCTTTACCGTGTCTCCACCCCAAGCACGAATCTTGTCCGTAGAACGGTCAACAGTCTCAGTAAGACCATCCTCACCGATGTATCCGGTTGCCTTGAATCCTGCTGCCAATGCAGTAGCTGCATCGGTTGGTGCTGCGTCGGTAAGAGCACCGACAAGAATTCCACCGCTAACGAGCGGTGTACCGGCCAATACATTCTTTGTTTCGTTTGCCATATTTAACTATTTGGCTCCTTATCTGTATTCTCATCCTTTGCAGGTGAGTTGATTTCGGCCTTTGGAGTGGACTCCTTTGGCTTCTTTGCGGCTGGGTCAATCCAGCCAGCAGCAACCCATTCGGCTACCGCTTCGTTTGGTACTTCCTTGATGAGCCCCTTGATGTTTGGGTGCTTCAACTTCGTCATAGTGCTGTTCCTCTCGTCCTCATTTGGACAGTGAATTGGTATCGGCGCATTTCAGATGTTGGGTCAGGGAAATAGCCCAATCCGCCAACCTCTGTGACCTTGTAGACCCATGTGCCATTGAAGGAATTACCTGGCATGGCGTACACGTAGGCTCTTGCGAGCTTGGCAAGGTCGTAAGCAGTGGCCTTGTCAGTTGCCCATGCCTGGAAGACAAGCAATGGACCATCCGTCACAAGGTTCTGCTGAATGCCGCCAATCCTTTGGACTGTCATGAAGCTCGTAGGCTTTGTTTCCGGTACTTCTGCGGTCACAAGGACTCCGGACAAAACCCCGGTCAAATGCGCAATGACAAGAGCCTCAGCATCGTCAAACACGACTACTTCGTTCACTTGGCATCACCTTCAAGCTTTGCCAGAGCGGTAAGCAGCGTGTTGTGCTTTGCGTTGGAGCGTTCAGCGTGTGTTCCTGCCGTCCAAACTCGTCCGGCAGCACGGTTCTTACCTTCGGTGACCTCACCCTTGTAAAGCTCGGTCCCAACGTCCTCAAGAACGTCGTCAACGATGTCCTGGAGAGCGTCCTTTACCTCTTGGCTCTTACGGACTTCTTCAAAGCCCTTCAGATTCCACTTAATCTTTGGTGTCGCCATGGTCAGCCCTCCACTCTCTTGAGCTTGATTTCAATACCGGCATCCCAGAGGAGTCCTGTATTGAATGGGCTCACGGACCAGTCAGCGACTTCACCGTCAATGACGTACTCGTTGCCGTCCCAAATCACACGGTCTTTGCTGTCAATCTCAGTGCCCACAGGGGCAAGCACCTGGAGACCGGTGACAACTGCATTTCGTCCAGCCTCAAAAGGCTCTACAGAAGAGGCAGGACTGACGCTGTAGACAGGTACATCAACAGGTGCCAACCATGATTCGGTTGGTGTGTTGTATCTGTCGTCAACGCCTGCCTGGTACCTCTTAAGACCGATGACATAAGGCGTTGCCGTCATCCGGTAAACCACCAGTTGGGGTCAGTCGGCACCAATGCATTAGGTGCTGGGTCAATTGAGAAAGCCTTCCTACTCCCCTGTGTCGTGGCAGGCATCAAATCTCTACGCTCTTCGTCGCTCAAATACAGAGCACCTGGGTCATTCCCGCCAAAGGTGACGGACATGTTGTTTGGTCCTCTGGTTTCAGACACAGAGCGCTGACCCATTGGGTTCCTCAGATGACGAATAATCATCTGGCAAACGACTCTCACCACTCGTGACAATGGCGTTGTGCTGTCGTCAATTTGGGTCTGAATCGTCGGAATTGCGCTGAGAATCAAATCCTCAGCGTCTGCGATAAGTGTTTCAACCGTTGCCTGGTTACTTGGCATTGCCGTTGGAGCAGTCCAGCGTGAGGCAACGTCCTCATACGTTGTCCAAGTCATTGGACCTCCTTCTGTTCGTACCGGGCCGATTTTGGCCATGAAAAAAGGGCCTTTCGGCCCGGTATCAAACGTTCTGTTTAGTTATCAGGCAACAGAGTTGACGCCAGAAAGAATCTTGACGAACTTGTTGATGTCCTTAACTGCGAATCCAACCTCAATCTCAGCCAAGACAGCGAACATGTTTCGCTGCCATAGGTTGACCTGGGTGCCACCCTTGTTAACGGTTGCCTGGTCGGAAATCTTTACAACGACTCCCTCAACAGTTCCGTAACGTGCAGCAGTCCAGTCACCGGCGAATCCAAGAACCTCACCGTCGTCACCAGCAGCATCAGCCTTGTAGGCGTTGCGGGATAGACGGACAGGAGCACCAAGAAGGGAACCAATGGCACCCTCACGCTGAATGTCGGTGATTAGAAGTGGGCGTCCGTCTGCGTCCTTAGCGGACAAGAGAACACCACGTGCCTTTGGAGATAGAGCCCAACCGTCGAGAACACCGTTTGCAGCAGAGATGCTTGCATCAATTGCTACAAGGTCACCGTAGGTGTCAGTGGTGTCAAGAGTGACAGTAGGAGCACCCTCCAATAGGTCGAAGTTGCTTCCTGGAGCAACTGTGTCGTGGAATACAGCCTGGTCGAAACGCTTTGCAAGTGCCTCTGGGAGACGCTTTGCAAGTGCGTCGTAAAGACCAGGAAGGTCACGACGGAATTCGTTGGAGAAAGTCTCGATGACGGCAATCTTGTAGCCGGTCATGCTCTTGTTGCTGACAGTAGCGTCAGAAACTGGCTTCTCCTCAGACTCGTTGACGAATGCAGCGGTTGCATCGCCGGTAACCATAGGAATGGTTACGCCGTTGCCTGGCAAGTCAATGCGCTGAGCAAGGCTCATAACGGCAGAACCCTCAACGGTTTCCTGCCAAATTTCGTTTGCGACACTCTTAGGGAGGGATACTCCGGAGGTGGCGCGGTTCATGTTTACAGCAGCCATAATTTAGCTATTCCTTTTCCTTTCCCTCGTAGGGAGAATTAGTTGAATGCCTCTTGCAAGGCAGCCGCGAATTCATCGCGGGTTGTCCGTGGAGCAAGGGTCTTCTTTCCCTGTGCTGCATCGGGCTTTACTTTTGGAGCAGTCCGCTTAGACAGAGCCTCAGCCTGCTTGATTAGGACTTCCTCAGTAGTTCCTGTGAGGAAAAGCTCAATGTCTTCCTCAGCAATGTCGTACTTAAGAGCCACCTTTAGACGTGTGTTCTCAAGAAGAGTCTTCTCAAGGTCTGCATTTGCAGCGGACTCTTCCTTCTTAGAACCGGCCTTCTCGGTGCTGTCGGATTCAATGCCGAACTCAGCAGCAACAGCAGCGTCTTCATCGGTGTCCTCTTCGGACTCCTCAGGTTCTGTTGCAAGCTGCTTCTTTAGTTCGTCAAGTTCTGCCTTATTGCTCTTGGAACGCTCTTCCCACTTACGGGCTTCTGCCTTCCAATCAATCTCGGTCTCAGTTCCCTGTGCAGTTTCCTGAGCCTCTGTTTCTGTCGTTTCAGACATAGCGAATTACTCTCTTTCTCCCCGTGCGGGGACGTGTGATTTGCCTTCTGCTGTGCAGCGTCCGGCTTGATTTGGGCATAAGAAAAGGCACCGACCGTTAAGTCAGTGCCTCAGAAGTTGTTGCCCTACTTCTTCTTAGATTGCGCTCTCTGACGTTCCTTGAATTCTTGGTAGAGAGCGTCAGGGTCATAGCCT